TAGATAACCGCCCCCGCTACCGTTGAGCCAGTAACGAACGTTAAACGATCCTCGCTGCCGTCAACATCGACATATGCATGAGGTATGAATTTATCAATCGCTTCACGGATGCCATATATTCGACAAAAAGCACCTACAATCCCTGGCTTTTCTCTCGGGTCAGCTTGCTTTGAAAGTAACTGCTTTTCATGCTGCGATGCTTCCTTACCAGGTACTTGTGGCCAAGAACGCACATCTCGCCAAGCAGTATATTGGCCGAGCATACCGTCAGTAGATAAGAACGCCTTATCGCCTACATAATATACATATTGAGCATCGTTAGGACATGATGGCCAGTACATAAGCCGAGATGCCTCGAACGTAGTTCCATCCATCATACCGATGCCGATGAGCTCCGCCAGCTTACGGGCAATAGGCTCATACTCGTCAGGTGTCATCGTTCTATCAGTAGGGACGATAACACGTAACCGTGGACGATGCACGGTGTGAGAACGGGTTGAGTAGATGGCATAAGCCATGCCGAGGCTGTCAATCGTGCGGGCGACGTTCTCAGTTTCCCCAGGCGATATGGCATCCATATCAAGGGTAATCAGATCACGCCCAGACACGTTGATAGCTTTACGCTGTAGACCGTTTAACGTACCACCAACAAAGCCGCCTATGTCCTTTAGCTTGCTTTTCTCAGATTTTGGCAATCTGTGGTATTCGTCCACGGTTTCTGTTGTACGAACGGGGATTTTGAGGCGTTCACAAAACTCGGACCACAACATCTCCGTACGGGTCCATTGCTTTGATGTGCGACTCGCACCGATACTGATGGTAATCAGTTTATCGTTTTGCAAGTGTATCCCCTCCTAATCTTTCATATAATAGTCGTTAGTAAATCCTGCGGATGATAATAGCAATCCATCTGCCCAAGGTATGGCGATTGAGAATATAGCATTAACATCATCTAGTATTGATTCTGCGTTATACTTGTTGATTTCAAGTACAGCTTCATCATGAATATGCATAATAATTTGATATCCTACATCTTCCAATCGGCGTAACGTTAACGCTAAGCAATCGCGAGCGACTGCTTGTGTGATGTTTTCGACTAATTTGCCTCCATAAGTGCTTTCAGTCACCCATGCAGCGTTTACCTTAGTCTTAAAATGTACAGCATCCTTGCCGAATGCATTCTTTTTAATGCTTGGGCTAGGATAAAACAGCTTACGTCCGCTAGGTAGTTCAATCGTCATATATCGATATCCGTATATTGGATCAATTTCCAAACGAAACATAATGCCATGGTCAAGGCCTATAGGATTCCCGGTAGTAACGGTGTACACGGCTGCGTTCTCAACGGCATACCATAAGTCTCGTATTCTAGGTGATGCATTACGCCACAAATTTACGATTTCAGGTAATTCCTCCTCATGGAGTCCCATATCTAGAGCACCCATGGCTTTTAACGCATTCACTCCGCCTTGATAGCCGAGTGCCAATTCAGCGACTTTACCTTTTTGTCTAAGATGACCATTCTCGCCATGCTTAACAACGGGAACACCAAACATCGACGATGCAGAAGCACAGTATATGTCTCCGCCCTCAGCGAATACACGTTGGCGCCAATGTTCTCCCGATAACCATGCAATAACACGAGCCTCAATGGCTGAGAAGTCGGCCACACATAATGTATTGTCCTCTTCAGCAATAATTGAGGTACGAATTAATTGAGATAGCGTATCCGATACATCACCGTACAGAAGTTCTAACCCTTGACGGTTTTTGGTCTTAACGAGATGCCGAGCCGTGTCGAGGTTCTCGATGTAATTTCTCGGCAGGTTCTGCACCTGGATAAGACGACCCGCCCAGCGTCCGGTACGGTTGGCACCATAGAATTGCAATGTTCCTCTGAGACGAAGATCAGCGCCCATAGCACCATCCATCATGGTGTATTTAGATACCGATGACTTCGCGAGTTTCTTCCGAATCATAAGCACTTTTGTGGCAATATCATCAGCATCCGTCAGAGCATCGGCCACAGTGTCCTTAGTTAACTTCTCAAGACTGACATTAGTATTATTGTTTAGCCAATCAAGTAATTGATTCCGACTGTTAGGGTTGCTAAGTCCCGTGATTTGGTAAGCCTCATTCATCAACATTTCGCGATTTTCTTCATCAATGTATAGTGCACCCTCAACCAATTCATGGTCGATGCGCACCCCTCTACTATTGATTTGGATATCAAGATACCAATCTTTCCACGTATCATCAGGTACAGGGAACGAGGCTAATCTGTGATAACATTCCATCTCGGTCGCAACGTCCTGGCGGTTGTACTCAATAAAAGCATTCCATTTATCCATATCGTGTCTAGGTAGATTACGGGTACGGCCCCCATTACGTTTAGTAGGCTTGCATGGCGTACAAAAGTACTTGATAAGTGCTTTCCCTGATGTGTCCTTTTTCTTATCCTGGGGTAATCCCAGGGCCTTGCCGAGTAAGGCTAGGCCCATAGGATATCCTAAGTAGGCACCATGAATCATCGTGCACTGCCACTGATCAACAGATGTGAGTAACCCTGCACGATTTAGACACGTAATTTCAAATTGTGCATTGTAAGCGTGCTTGATTACATCTGGGCTTAATAAATCACGAATTACACTGTCAGGAATTACTCCTCCCTGCACTAAATCTACAACTTCAACAGGACCAAAGTCGTAGGAATACGCAAAGAGTAATATAGCGAAATCAGGCGATTCAGTGTATTTGTACACTCCGAATGAGATATCAGTCGATGAATATGTTTCTATATCAATACTTAGATGCCTCATATCAGGCACCTATTAGTAAGGTTGACCAGTTACAGGGTTAATCCCTACAGGAGCTTGTTGTATAGATTGCTGAGGTGTCGTAGCATATGCCGGTTGTACATAACCTTGTTGAGGTGCTTGTTGTTGCACAGGTTGACCTGCTACTGGGCCCCCGTATTTTACTTTACTGGCGCTACCTTGTGTTGCACCAAATACAGAGGATGCAGCTACTGGCATACTACCCAATGCTTCACCATCGCGCACCTTTTGAACAGGGCCCAAACCACATCCGATACCAGTGGATTGATTAGAATAGAAGAAGAATCGAACGAGTACATTGACATACATGCCGGAGTATACTTGCGTAGGATTTGTGAGAGGATTACCTTGAAGATCTACTACTTCAACTTTATAGCTAGCGTCTTGCGCTGCCGTAAACACCCAATGACCTTTACATTCAGGACCAAACTCCTTACCAGATTGTGTGTAGCCATCACCGTCATGAATTGGCACTTTTGGCTGTGCTGGAACACGTGCACCGAATTTGGTACGTGCGGCTTGAATGGCAGCTTCGATAGCATTCATAAGTGCTTGGTGTTGAGCTACATCAGTTTTAGGTAAAAGAATAGTAGCTGAATATCTAGGTTTAGCACCAGGCTGTGTGGAATTAGCCCAAGGTTCTAATAGATGGCAGTAGGATACACGAACATTTTGCAATAATACTTCAGTTGGTTGTGGAATGAATGACATAATTAATTACCTCCATTATTATCATTAGATACATTAAATATTTGCGCCGCAGTAGGTTGATTGGTAATCCGAGGGCGCTTATCGGATTCCTCAACTAGGGTAGGCTTGCCTGCTTTCTTAACAATCATGTCACCTACCATATCATTAAATTGGGTTTTACCGATGGTCTTTTCCATCTGTGCCAATGTTAATGTCTTACGTTCATACAGAATGCTTTCATCGATGCCAGCTTTGATTAAAGTATCAATAGCAGCATCGGTGTCTTGAAAGGCCCGACTACCACGACCCTCTACGGCTTTCCAGCCCGGGACTGTCACCCCATTAAGAGATTCAGTGAGTGCGTAGTCTTTCATATCCTCGAGCCAAGCAGCGACGTCTTTCCCTCGACGAAGATATTCGCCGAGTTCTGTCATCAAGATAAGTCGAGGATCATGATTAGCAACTAGCGCACTGTGCAATGAGTCATTTGCCTCATATCGGGCTTTACACTGTTGTTTCGCCCTGCAGAATCTGCACCAATCGCCGGGTTCAAATTTACCGTTGCCAGACATAGCCTCGTCTGCACGAGGTTTGACAAAGGTGTTACCCCACTCCAGTAGTTCTGCCGTAGGGATTTCCCATTCGCTGATATTATTAACACGGGGCTGCACGATAGTCATTTTGACCGTATTGAACATATAGAGTAATCTATACGCATCAATCGCACCGAGGGCATATAACATCATTTGCGGATTGTGTTCCGCATCAACGACTACCCCTTTTCCGTGCTTATAATCAACGATGTGCAAAGTGTCGCCGGATAGGATGATACAGTCAGCCGTTCCGAATCCATCGGGTACATAACGGCTAAAGTCAACGCGTTTTTCAATGGCTACTACTGGAGTTGCTGTGCAACCTAACATGACACCTTTGACATATTCAAGGTATGTTTCCGAGGTATCGTCCATTTCTGGTTGCCACAATTCATCCTTTTTGATTTTGTTGAACTTGCGAGTGTATGTGGATTTCGCCATGGCCGTGGTATACTTCTGTAGTTTTAACTCACACAGTTCATGCGCCAGGGTTCCTTCCTTTGCATACACAGATGTACTATCGGGAAAGTTCTCCTCTAAGAGAGGGGCGGCTGTACAATGCAGCCACCGGTGCGACCCAGATGCGTTTAATAATGCATGTGATCGAGGTGCCATTAGATTCTTGCCCCCAATCCTCTAATTGCATTTACTAATTCAGGGTATCTGTCCTCAGGTACTTCACCCAAGTATTGAACACCGAATTGTGCCATTAATTGTTGCAATTCTACAGCTTTCCCTGCGTCAAGTAATGGCGCAAGCGCCGCTTGAATTTCAGGCAATGTATACTTTTTAACTTCTTGAGATACCGGAACGGTAACAGGTGTTTGCAAAGGTGCTGCAGCTTGTACTTGGGCATCAGTGGCCACGTTGATAGTTGGTGCTGTAACGGCTACTTGAGTAGGAGTAACTTGTACAGCCGCATTAGGAGCCGTCATGGATACGGAGTTTGGTTGCACTGCTACTGTTGTAGTAGGCACACCTTGATTCGTATCTTGTGGTGTGAGATTAGATACGCACACGGACGGTGTCGCTACTGTAGATACCACTGTATCTACTATGCCAGGGACTTTATCATCCATTGCTCTGTCGTTATCTACAAAACTTCTGAATTGATTTAACACAGCTTTTAGCTGGTTATATACATCTAGTACATTAACTCCTTGAACTTCAACTTTAATCATTGTTTAAATCCTCCTGAATATTAATAATTGATTGGTTGTAATACGATTCTTTTAGCTCAAAACCTAAAGCCCTACGCCCCATACGAAGTGCCATAACTGGTACAGTACCAATACCGGCAAACGGATCAAGTACGATATCATTTGGATTACTCCACAATTCTATGCAACGAGCCACCGTATCTAGCTGTAACGGGCAAATATGACGTTCATCCTTATTATCACGAGCTGCTTTATAATTCAGCGTATGTGTTTGGCGGATATCCGCCCATACAGGATTAGCATATCGGCGCCATACTTGATGGCTATACATAGGCTCCGTATTATATTTCTGCTTTTTATCAAACAACTCTGGATCGGGCGCAGGTCTTTCAACTCCTTTGACGCCCTCAGGTTCCTCTTGACCAAAAAACTGAGTAAATCCTTCCGGATGTGCGATGGGCTCCGGATTGTCACCAGGCTTACGCAATGTCACGATGTAATCAGGTGCCCCCATTCTACACATGGCAGAATCTTTTACAATCTGCTTGTGTAAAAGCCCTAGCGCCTTTGTCCGAGTAGCCTCAATGAGAGGATCTTTCCAAATCGTGACTCGGGAATGCATCACGAATCCAGCATCCTGGAAGGCTCGAATAATGTCACCAGGAAAATCTTTCATTCCGATAACACCGTCCCTAGATTTCGTGAGTGGCAAATCCATACAATGAACTGATACTAATCGCCCAGGCATTATTACGCGGTATAGTTCTGTGATCAAATACTTGAAGTGCTGCCAAAACTCACTATCAGTAGATGAGTTTCCCATATCCCTATCAGAATTAGAGTAGACATACAAACTGCTAAAAGGAGGGCTAAATATGGAGTAATGAACGCTATCAGCAGGCAGCCCTTTCAGTACTTCTACTGAGTCGCCATTATAAATTGCAAATCGGGACTCAATTAACTGATTTAGCACGTTCACGTTGTAGGTCCTCCTTTGCTTTCTTATTTAACGCTTGCAGCATTGCAAATCCAGACAGAGCGGCTATAGATTTATCCATGCCTGCATCAACAGCTAATCTAGTCAATTTGGCTGCTTTTAATTCATTGATGTGGATAACCCTTATGTTATGATCCTTAGCATAAGCTAGCTCCAAATTGCACCCGGTTGAGTTCTCCCATCCGTTGCACATTATGATTGCATCACAACCACTTAGAAGGTCAATACACCAGCCTATGCCAGTATCATAATCAACCTTGTTATATAAATGCCCAAACATATGTATAGGTGATAGGAATATGTTATGCGTATCACTGCCAAAAGGTTCCTTTATCGGAAATACGCCCATATCGTCCTGCAGCCACTTTAATACAGAGTCAGCATTCTTTTTATTTTTAGCCAATCCTCCGAATGGATGGCTTACGTAAATCTTAGTCATATAACAGCCCTCATTTCTGCCCAGTTAGGTAACACCATCGGCACACACGGATTATATTCCGTTGATTCCCGTCTAGTTTTAGATAATTCAGTACGAACAGCGTCACGGGTTAGCGCAATCATAGCGTCCCTCATTTTTATAGCATCCGCTTCCTTACGTTCGATGTTCG